GGATAAGGTAACTTATGTATTAGATACTACTGCTGCTGTTCCTGGTGCTAATTTGACTGCAGCACGTTATGGTCTTGCTGCTACAGGTAACTCAACTCATGGTTATTTTGGTGGTGGTGGTCCTGGTCCACGTTCAACAATGGATAAGGTAACTTATGCATCAGACACAACTGTTGCAGTTCCTGGAGCAAACTTAAGTGTGGCACGTAGGTATCTTGCTGCTACAGGTAACTCAACACACGGTTATTTTGGTGGTGGTCTGGATCCAGTTACCTCATCACTAATGAATAAGGTAACTTATTCATCAGATACCACTGCTGCGGTTCCTGGAGCAAACTTAAGTGTGGCACGTTATGGTCTTGCTGCAACAGGTAACTCAACTCATGGTTATTTTGGTGGTGGTTATTACACATCATTGATGGATAAAGTGACCTACTCATCAGATACCACTGCAGCAGTTCCTGGAGCAAACTTAACTGCGGCACGTTATTATATGGGTGCTACGGGTAACTCTACTGCTGGATATTTTGGTGGTGGTGCTGTTGGTCCATTATCAACAATGGATAAGGTCACTTATTCATCAGACACCACTGCTGCGGTTCCTGGAGCAAACTTAAGTGTGGCACGTAATCGTCTTGCTGCATCTAGTGCTTTAGCAAATGGTCTTCCATCAACAGGATTAGTACCCGCTACATTCCCAGTCTACGTATAAGTAGTGGTATAATATAAGAAAACATTTAGTATGATTGATAATCCTTTATCCTACATTCTTATCCGCCCAAACATCATCAATGAATATGGTCTTAGAGAACTAAGAGAACATATTGAACGGACAAGTAAAACCGATTTATCTGTCTTTGACCCACAAAAATCTAATCAAACTGGAGGGAAAGAGTGGGTTGTAAATAAACAAGTCCGTGACACTCAACATGTTGAGGCAGGTCCATTATTCCCAAAAATTGTAGACCTTTTCAAAAGCACAGTAAAAGAAGTCATCAATCCATTTTATGGTATTGAGATACTTGAGAGTGAAGTTCCACAAATCCTCTCCTATGGAATTGGTGGACACTATTCCCCTCATGTTGATGGGGAGTCTTTATGGCAAACTCCAGATGGTGAGTTGATATGGAAAAAATCAACTGACAGAGATATATCCATGGTGTTTTATCTCAACGATGATTATGAAGGTGGGGATTTTGTATTCCCAGATCTTAAAATACGTGTCCGACCAGAACCTGGAATGTTAGTCTGTTTCCCCTCCAACCACCACTATCGCCATGGAGTTGAACCAGTCACTAAAGGACAAAGATATAGCATAGTATGTTGGGCAACTGCAAAAGGATTTCAAACAATGGAACAACAGAACGCAGAACTTTCCCAAAAATATGGTTTAAATATAAATAACTAGAGAAACTCTCACGATAGCAATGCAATACATTAAGCACTATTATGTCGATGATGATCACAACACTTTTTGTTGTGAAGAACCACCTGCGCCAAAATATAAGAGACACCCTTGGAAGGAGTATCCTGGTCTGGATGTGAAAGTATGGTTGACCGATGCTGAGGGTGTGGATGTTTGTCTCGCAGAACTTCCAGACACAACACCAGTTTCTACTGTGGTAGAACCAGATTGTGGAAAAAAACAGATTCAAGTTTTAACCGAAGCAGAGTATAATAGTGTAGCAACTCCTTATTTTGCTGCTCAGACACTATACTCTGAAGCAATGGAGGCAAGACAACAAGGCGACGAGGCAACTGCTTCAACAAAAGAGTCTGAAGCACAGACAAAAATTGATGAGGCAACTATTGCTATTCGTGCTCTCTGACTTGACACCTAATCCAAAGTCCTTTATAATATCCAAGTCTTCAACATCCTTGTAACTTTGGGATTGAAGACTCTCTTCAGTGGTGTGGAGAGGTAAGTTGGTGATATAATAAGGAGGGATAATACCCTCCTTTTTTCTTATATAAATTATTGTAAATCTTAATAATCTCTTATGAATTTTACCGTATATTCTAAAGACAATTGCCCTTTTTGCTATAAAGTCAAACAAGTATTAGAGTTGACAGGAAGCAACTTTGTGGTTTATAATCTTGACGAGCACTTTACTAAAGATGAGTTTTATGCTGAGTTTGGTGAAGGATCTACATTCCCTCAAGTCATTTGTGACGATCAAAAACTTGGTGGATGTAATGATACAGTCAAATATCTAAAAGAAAAACAAATTGTCTGATAGTAACATAAATAACTCTGACCACAGAAATCGTGGCGTTGATCTTATTCTTAATGGAGGAAAAAGAAAGCAGACTCAACCATTCCATCTCATTTTTGAGAAGATAGTTTGCCTTCTGAATCGGGAAGTAACTATCTATTTTGAATTTTCCTTAAAGTCAAGGAAGAAAAAGTAGTTTCCCGGAGAAAAAGAAATGTTAGCAGTTAGTTTAGTTCTAGGTTCCTTTCTAACCATATTGTTTCTTATAGTGGGACTTGTAACAGGTTGGGTTGCCCGTGAATATATGATGACTCATCAAGAAGGTCCAAAGCAAATAGCATATCATCCTGAGTTTTATAACAAAGACGGCGATCTAATTGACGAAGAGATTGTATCCGTTAGATTTGAGGAAGGATACTTTGATGATTATGAAGTAGAAGATGTGGAAGATGAAGAATAATATCAAAATAAATACCACTAATAGTATTCAATATCTTGTAAAACTATGACCACGACAACAAAAGCAAAGACTATTACAAAAAAGACTACAACGAAACCAAAAGTTGTAAAAGAAACACCAATTCCAGATCTACCTGCAAATCCTTTTGTTTTTGAGATTCTGAATATTGTTGTAAAGCAAAGAACTAATGCTAAAAAAATTGAAGCATTAAAAAAATTTGAACATCCTTCACTTAAAGCACTGTTCATTTGGAATTTTGATGAATCAGTAATTTCTGTTCTCCCTCCTGGAGATGTACCATATGCTGCTGTTGATGAGATGGACTCATTCAAGGGAACTCTGAGTGAAAAAATTTCTGATGCTGTAGAAAAAATGGGAGAACTTGGTTCAAATTCATTGGGATCTCAAGACCAAGGAAGGTCTTCAATTCGTAAAGAATATGAAAAGTTTTATAATTTCGTAAAAGGTGGGAATGATGGTTTGAGTTCTCTTCGTAGAGAAACGATGTTCATTAATGTTCTTCAAGGACTTCACCCACTTGAAGCAGAAATTCTTATTCTTACTAAAGATAAGCAACTCCAAACCAAATATAAGATTACAAAAGAAGTTGTTTCTGAGGCATATCCTGATATTCAATGGGGAGGTCGTTCATGAGTAAACTTGGTGATGTAATTGAAAGAGCACAAAATACAGAAAAGCATATGGACTCCTGGACATCTGTAGAAAAAGAAAATTGTAAATCGCGATATGGTTGTGAAATTCTGATTCAAGGTGGGTCCTATGCCGAAGTCTGTACGAAAGATGCTCCTATTGATGCTTATATTATAAAGTATATACTTGATGATAAGATTTGCTTTGACCTCACTCGTGGTGGAAGAATCAAATTGTTTGATATGTATTGGGATAAGTTTCGTGAGAATCTAAAGAGCATTGACTTTGGATATGGAAGAGTCAATCCTAAACTTTGGGGTTATAAGTCACCAGAAAAGAAAAAGCGAAAGTAATTTACCGGATGCTGGGAAAAAATCCCGGCAATTTTTTTGACTCTTAAGATTTTATAATAAAGGGATTGATTCCCTCCTTTTTTTATGCTAAAATTTTGAAGAGAGAATGGTATCTTATGGACAAAGAAAAATTAAAACTTATAGTCCGTAATCTTGAACTGTTGGTTGATTCTCTGAAAGCAGAAGTTTATTCTGATGTTTCTGCTTATGAGATTGATGACATACGACCAAGACATCTGGATTACGACGAAATATTTGAGGATGATGATGACTGAAACGACAAGAGCAAAAAAACTTGTAAAACTTCTTGAAAGGTTGATTAAACAAGACCACCTTTATACGGAAGATAAAGTTAGGGAAATGAAAGCACAACTCCGTGCTGTAAAAGAGGAAATCGCACAACTGGAAGCACAAACATCAAAAGGATTTGGAAAGAAATGAAACCAATTAAAGCAAAAGATCTTCTTGAACTTGATAATCGTTTACAGGTAGTCAAACTTCAATGCTACCCAATTCCAGAACAAGTAATCTGGCAAGCAGGTAAGGGTGACTATTCTGAAGTTCCTATTCATGAAGTTAAAGTTCCATCACCAACAGAATGTGGTGAATGGATTGTTGAACAACTTTTAGCAAATGAACGAGGGCATTGGGGTCCGATTGAACATCCCGGGATTACCTTTTCAGTTTCTGGATTTGTTCATAATGTAATTGTTCAGGCAAGAACTCATCGTATTGGAACTTCTTGGGATGTTCAATCGCAACGATATACTGGAAAAAGAGTTGTGAAGGTTGCTAATCGTGAACTTGATGTTGAAGAAGTCTTCTATGTGCGCCCTGAGGGTTTCTATACCAACCGTAAAGGTAAAAAGTATGAATGGACCCAAGAGCATCGTCAACGCAAGTTAGAGCGCATTCTGAGTGAGTGTGGGGAGTATGCCAAGTATTATGTGGAAGGTATGTGTGAAGAGCATATTCGTGATTATCTCCCCCAGGCAATTCGTCAGAACTTTGTAGTTTCTTTCAATCTACGTTCTGTTCTTCACTTTATGGATCTTCGTTCTAAACTTGATGCTCAGATTGAAATTCAAGCACTTTGTGACGCGATGGTTCCAGAACTTCAAAAATGGGCACCTAATGTTTGGAAGTATTATGAAGAAAAAAGATTACATCGTGCTCGTTTAAGTCCTTAATAAATATTTTTATCTTGAATTCGTAACTTTATGCCCGTATATCCTGTAGTCAATAAAACCACTGGCGAACAGAAAGAAGTGGAAATGAGTATCCACGACTGGGACCAGTGGAAATCTGATAACCCTGAATGGATCCGTGATTGGTCCGATCCATCAACTTGCCCCTCTCCAGGTGAGACGGGGGAGTGGCGTGACAAACTGATTAATAAGCACCCCTCATGGAACGAAGTACTAAACAAGGCAAGTAAAGCACCAAAGTCAACTGTAAAAAAACTCTAATATGGCAAGAAGAAAAAGAGCAGAGCAACCAATCGGGGTTGGTCTTACTACTCGTCAAATGAAGCGCAAAAAACCACTGAGTTCGGAATATCTTGTAGATAT